GTAGTGCGATAGTAAGTACTTACTTGTCTGGATTAACATCTACAGGTTCTAATAACACTGTTACTTTTAGCTCTAGTATTGGTTCATTAGCAAACGTTGCTGTTGGAGATATAATAACTGATGGCAGTACAGAGCGTACTATTAATGGAAACGCAGTAGTTTTTAGTAGTAGGCTAATTACGTACTCTGGTTCTAATGTTTCTGCTTGGGGGAGCTCTACCACTTTTAGTTTTAAATCATCAGTTAGCGCTGGAGGGGTGGGATCTTTTACAGAGGTTTCGAAAATATTATGGGTTGCTGTAGACACAGCCCAAAATGACTTTGCTATTTCGGGTGTATTTGCGGGAGGTACAGAGCAACAGGTAACGCATGGCGTAAAAGCTAGGGTTAGGATTTCTGGAGATGCTAATGTTATAGGTAGTAGTAATGCCAGTGGTACTCAAAACGTACTGGACGCTACTGGATTTCTTATGGGAGTTAGATAATGCCTTGGGTAAAATGGATAGATAATGCTGTTTACAACAATACTGTACATTCCAGTAAAGGAGAAGGAGACGACTGGAGGCCCTTAACTGACGAAGTTGGAGTTGACGTAGTTGGTAAAAATATCGTTATTGTAGAAGAAGACGGACAACTTTACAGACGCGCTGTAAACATAGACCAAACATACAAACAAAAAAGAGAAGCTGAATACCCACATGTAAAAGATCAACTAGATATGCTTTATAAAGATCAAGTCAACAGCACAACTACGTGGAAAGACGCTATAACAGCTATAAAAGATAAATATCCAAAAGAGTAAATATTATTGTAAAATAAAAACGTGATTAATAGACCTATAAACCATAAAGAAAAAACCACGTACAAAGACCTCTGTACTAAAAAGTATTCTACTGTACAAAACCATGACGGTTCCGTTCCTGGTGTAACGCAAGGCGCTACGTTTGTAGATACAAAATCACATCGTAAATTTAAAAACACAATGACGGAGTACTAATATGGCATATTCATACGGTAAAAAACCTACTAAAAAGAAAAAAAAGACTATGACTAAAAAAGCTAAACCTATGAGGATGAAAAAAGGTAAGTACTAATGGCTAAAAAATCACCCTCTACAACAGCATTTGAACGAGAGTGCGCGCTTAGGTTCGACTTTATCGAAAAAAGACTTGATGAAGGTTCTGATAAATTTAGAAGATTAGAAGCGTTATTATGGGGAGTTTACCCTGTAGTAATCACTTGCTTACTAGCTACCAGGTATCTTTAATGTATGAATATAGTTGCACAGTTGAAAGGGTTGTTGACGGCGACACTATTGACGTCGTATTGGATCTTGGTTTCGATATTCTTTATAAGTCTCGCGTTCGTTTATATGGCATTGATACTCCCGAGTCACGTACTCGTGACCTGGATGAGAAGGCTAGAGGAAAAATGGCTGGGGCTTTCTTAAAAAATGCTATAGATAATGGCACAAAAGTCGTTATACAAACAAAACTAAAAGACTCAAGGGGTAAGTTTGGTAGAGTTCTTGGCGACGTAGTAGTTGATGGGGTAAATATCAACCAAGCTATGATAGACAACTACCACGCTGCTGCATACTTTGGACAAAGCAAAGAAGCTATAGAAGCGGTGCACGCAGCGAACAGGACACGCTTAATTGAATTAGGACTATTTAAACCTACAGCGTAGTGGAACAAGCAGTTACATTTATAAACGAAGTAGGCTTTCCTATAGCAGCAGCTTTAGGTTTAGGTTTCTTTATATGGAAACTCATTAATAGAATTATAGATGGTATGGAAACAAAGCTTGATGTACTAGACGATAAAGTAGCTGATCAAATAGAACAAATGGAATCTAGATTAGGAAGTAAACTAGACTCACAACATGGTATTTTAGTAGCTTTAATAGACAGAGTTCGTAGTTTAGATAATGAAATTATTAGGCAAGATACTATGATTAAGACAATTCTTGGTGTTCCTAATCTTATAGATATAGATAAAATTGCTAAAGCAGATAGGGATGATCAGAGAAAAGATTGATGGGAAAAAAAAGACCTGACGAACTACTGCTAATAGGTTTTATAATAGTTGTCATGTTTGTGGTTTTGTCCGTACAAGCAGATGAAATGACACACAAGTTTAAGAACCCTAGCTTTTCTGGTGTTGGCACATCTAGTCATTATCTGACTATAGAGAACCAAGAATTTAATAGGAAAGAAGCCTTACGAGAAGAGCTGAGAGCATATACAGAAGACCTTGAAAGAGAGGCTGAAAATACTACGTTGGCTAGGTTTATACGTAACTTAGAGAGTAGAATATATGCACAACTCAGCAGACAGTTAGTTGATAGTCTGTTTGGTGAAACGGCTTCTGATTTCGGTACGCTAGAACTAGAAGGTAATACTATAGAATACAGAGTAGAGGATGATAAAGTAACATTGGTAATCACAGATGAAGAAGGCAATACAACAGAAATTACTGTACCTCTTGGTTCTTTCACTTTCTAGTTGTGCGTTAATTGTAGACCCACTAGCAGATGGGATACCACCCATACGAAGTATTGAGTCAGCAGAGGTTGGCGCTTTACTCACTAATTTAGCAAAAGCCCCTATACCGATACGAAAACCCATAGTGGCTGTATATCCTAATTCTTTTAAAGATAACACAGGCCAACGTAGAAGCAATAGTCAGTATGCTAGTTTTAGTACGGCTATCACGCAGGCCCCCGATGCTTACTTAATCAGAGCATTACAACACTCTAACGTTTTTGATGTAGTAGAACGTAAGGGATTAGATAATCTTACTAAAGAACGCCAGATAATTAGGACAACGCGTGAAAGTTTTGATGAGAAACAAAAGATTAAACCTTTATTGTTTGCTGGTTTACTAATGGAAGGTGGTGTTGTGGGCTATGAAACTAATGTCCGTTCAGGAGGAGCTGGGGCACGATACCTTGGTATAGGAGGTTCTAAAGAGTACAGACAAGACTCTGTAACCATCTCTCTACGTACAGTTTCAGTTAGTACAGGTAAAATACTGCTCGAGGTTCTAGTTACTAAAACAATACTGAGTGCATCTGTGTCTTCTGATGTGTTCAGATTTTATGCAAACAATACCGAATTAGTTGAAATTGAGAGCGGTATAGTAGAAAATGAGTCTATAAACATTGCTTTACAGATGGCAGTAGAGACAGCAGTTTTACAAACAATAGAGGAAGGCTATGAAGAAGGCTATTGGAGGCAAAAAAATGAAAAGACTGACATTGATAAGCCTAGTTGCGATGACGAGTGTATCGCTGCTATACGGGGCTGACAACGAAATATTTATAGACCAATCGGGTGCTACATCTAATTTAGATATAGAACAGGTAGGAGGTAGTGGCAACATTATTGGTGGTGCTACTGCAGCCGCTGGTTCTATGACTGCATTAGACATTGATGGTGCAACCATGACCTTAGATATCCTACAGAAAGGTAATACAAATAAGTTTCTTGGAGATATCTGGGCAGATAACTACACAGGTTACTTTTCATTTATAGGTGATACCAACACATTTAATATGTCTACAGATGAGACCAACGCAACTGGAGCTGACGGATCTAATGTAAACGTACAAGTCACAGGCAATACAAACACAATGACTCTTAATCACGCTATGACTGCACTCGCAGCTAACTTAGATCTTGATTGGACTGTGCAAGGTGGGGGTAATAGCATTACAGCGTCTATAGATGTAGATGGTGCTACTAATTTTATGGATATCGATGGTTCAGATAACACAGTAACCTACGATGGAGACGGATATGCTGGAGGTTATTTCTACCTAGACCATACTGGTAGTACAAGGACATTTAACATAGATCAGGAGTCTACATCAGATAATGACTGGCTTAAAATTACATCTGTTGGCTCTAGCGGTACTGTCTGTGTTACTCAGTCAGACGCAACGACTTCATTCGTCTGTTGAGATAGGCTCTATCTCAGAGGTTAGAGGCAACGCACAAGTCTTAAGAGATAGGCCGTACGGAGCTGAGTTACAATTTAATATCCAGCAAATGGACGATGTCCGCACAGAAGCGGGCAGAGTAGCTATAACTTTTTCAGACGACTCTACAGTTAAATTAACGGAACATTCTAAGTTGGTTATAGATGAATACATCTATGATCCCGACCCTTCTAAATCTAAAATGGCCCTCAAGTTTGCTAGTGGTACAGCACGTTTTATTACAGGTAAATTTAACAACAAAAATAACATATCTATACGTACGCCTACTGCTGACATTGCGATTCGTGGTACAGACTTTACTTGTACAGTAGATGAGCTTGGCAGATCGTTGGTTATTCTGCTGCCAGATGAGAATGGACTATCTAGTGGAGAGATAATTGTAGCTACAGCCATGGGTAGTGTGACATTAAACAAACCTTACCAGGCGACAACTGTGTCTGTATACGAAAACAATCCTTCTAAACCTGTTACTTTAGACATATCACTAGACTTAATTGACAACATGTTGATTGTTAACCCTCCACAAGAAGTTGACCAGCAACTAGAAGAAACACAGACACAAGCGTCTGTCGACTACCTTGACTTTAATGACTTAGATATAGACTTTCTCAACGAAGATTTCTTAGATGCAGAAGCAGAACTAGAGTTTACCGAATTAGACATTAACTATTTAGATGTAAACTTTTTAGAAGATCTACTTAACGTATTGGATGCCCTCGCTATATCAAAAGAAGAAGACCAATTAAAACAAGGTGGTGTGGGTATTCGTATTACCGGAACAGACATAGGACAAGACAAAGATACACAGATAACAACCATAGTATCAGGTCAAAATATTAGTCTTACTAGAACAGTCAGCCAAAGTGCTAAACTAAACCTAGATGGGTCTGGTAGTTACACAGTAATACTTATACAAGATGGAGTGTCCAACACAGTAAAGGTCAATGGTGGGTCTTCTACAACAATTACAATTAAACAAGGGTCGGGATGAGAAAACTACAATTTTTAACACTATTGATTGGCCTTAGTTTGCCTTTGGTTTATTCAGTAGCCCCGCTTGAACTTATTAAATTAAAGACTTTTGATGCATTAGTACCAGAACAACAAGAAAGTGGTAATTTTGTAATACTAAATATTACTGAAGATGATATTGCAAATGAGGGGGGTTATCCCCTATCGAGACAAACCCTAGCTCAAATACACATCAACTTATTAAGGAAAGGAGCTATGGGTGTGGGTTGGGTCATGGCTTTTCCCCAACCTGATAGGTTTGGGGGTGACTTTGAGTTTATGCAAGCGCTGTCTTTCTCTCCTAGTGTCCTTGCAATGTTTGAAAACAATACGGACCAATACCCTCCAACCACGGGCACGGTCATACTTGGAGATGACACTGGTGGTATTTCAGCTTTAGGGGTAATACAAAACATAGATGTTTTAAAACAAAATGCTAGTCAAGGTATAGCCGTAGCTAGAACTGATATTGATAACTTAGTGCGAAGGTTACCCTTATTAATGCGTACCCCCGATGGCTGGGTTCCTTCTTACGGCACTGAAGTTCTTAAAATTTTAGCAGGTGCGGACACTTATGTTATAAAAACGAGTGATGATGTAATACAAGAAATACGCGTAAAAGGGCTCCCACCAGTAAAAACAGACAGTTTAGGGCGTAAGTGGATAAGTTTCGTGAATACCCCACAAACAGATTTAAAAAATATGGACGTAGAGAATAAGTTTGTGTTTGTAGGTTTTACGGCAAAAGGCATATCCCCACAAATAGCCACGCCTGTAGGCTTATTAGAACCGCATAAAATACAAGCAGCTTTAGCAGAAAGCATACTGATACAAGACAGCCCCTACATACCAGACTATGCTTTTATTGTAGAGCTTCTAATTTTTATAGCAGGAGTATTGTTTATTTGGATCTGCTTACATACTTTTGGAATTACACTGGGCGTTGTAAGCGCCGCTTCTATATTATTACTTACAGCATCTTACGGATTCTACACAATCAGTAATGCAGTCCTTATAGATGTAACTTGGGCGCTTATTTCACAGTTCATAACAGCTACGGCTGCTTTCTATTTACGTTTTAGAGAGCAATATAAACTGCGACAACAAATTAAACAGCAGTTTGAACACTATTTAGATCCGAGGCAGGTAAA